ATGTTCCGCTTTCACCACTTGAACCTGATGTTCCTGAAGAACCACTTGTTCCACTAGAACCTGATGTACCTCTTTCACCACTTGAACCTGATGTTCCACTTGAGCCTGATGTTCCACTTGTTCCTGATGTTCCACTTGAGCCTGATGTTCCACTTGTTCCTGATGTTCCACTTGTTCCTGAAGAACCTGATGAACCATCAACACCACTAATACCTGACGTACCACTAGTACCTGATGAACCATCAACACCACTAATACCTGACGTACCACTAGTACCTGATGAACCATCAACACCACTAATACCTGACGTACCACTAGTACCTGAAGTACCTGTACTACCAGTTATAACAACTGTAATAGCACCACTACCATTATTTATGACTGAAGCACCACTGAAGGTCATTCCTGTAACATTGTTTACCAATGTATTACCATCACCAACACTAAGTGGGCTTCCACCACCACCTGTTGTAAATCCTGTAATTGTTACAACGCCACCATTAGCACTATTAAGTTCTAATGTTCCTAATCCTGAATTATAAGTTCCACCTGTAATTGGTGCCGTAAATCCTGAAACACTAAATGTACCACCCGTTGAATTTGTTAAATCTAAAATACTTGTACCAGAATAGTATGTACCACCTGTTATGGTAATACCTTCATTATAATAAACTCTCCAATTTGCACTTATTCTTGTAGCTCCACTAATACCTTCAATTGTAGAACCTGTCCAAGCAGCGATAAGGGCTTGACCTGAGGCTTTTTCAACACCACCAACTCTATTATAAACAGTATATGATGTGTCTGCAGTTACAATACAATTGTCAGCAACAGCCGCATCCCACAATGCATCGTAACCATTAATATTATATTGATAAGTTTGTTCATTTTCATGAACATAAACCAACATACCAAGTCTTCTTCTACCTGAAGATATAGCATCACTATTAATGGTTAATCTATCTGATATTGCAAGTGCGGTTCTTTTAAAAAAAGTAACAGGAATTGTATTTCCGGAGTTATTAATATTTCCAGTTCCACCAAAAGTTGAGTAATTTAAATCTGAAAGTGTCCACACTTCCATATATCCACCTGTATTGGTAACACTAAATGTTGTTCCAAAAGTATCTGTCCTTAATACTGATGATGGTGATGATACTACTACACCTGACGTGGGATTTTTATACGGAATACTCATGTTATCTTTCTATATGTTATATTAATGTTCCTCCTCGGAAATAGTTATTTGTTGAATCTGTTACTCCAGCAGCACCCACATTAAATCCGTTATTTGGAGATTGTGAGTAAACTCTGTAATTAGTATTTGCCCAATAAGGACCTGTATATCCAATATTTACACTTCTAACACCACTGTCAGTAGTTGTTGTTATTAATACTGTTGGTGTATTTGTATAACTAATACCTATATTTGAATATACCTGATTATTTGTCATTGAATATGGTGCTAACACTACGTAATAAATATTACCTGTAGTTGTATTCGCAGCAATTTGTGTTGTTAAGAATTTATAAGCCTCTATTGAGTTACCATACGCGTCAGTCCCACCACCAGTTTGAGGAATTGATTGTTGAATAGTTGGTGGTACGTTTGTTGTTCCTGTCACAAATCCAGGCCAATCCATCCAAAGTTTGAAATCAACAATATCCGCAGGATTAGCAAAGTTTGGTAATCCACTTGTTTGGAATCCAAACCAACTTGTTGCACCTGTTGTAATCATATATGTTACAACATCACTATAAATTGTACCAGTTGCAAGAGCGTCATCACCAGACTCCATAAATATTAATGCTTGTAATGGTGGTGGAGTTGCTGTAGGTGTTTGTGTTAATGTTGGTGTTGGTGTTGCGGTTTTTGTTGGTGTTACTGTTGGTGTCTGAGTATTAGTTGGCGTGACACTTGGAGTTTGTGTATTACTAGCCGTAACTGTAGGTGTTTGTGTTACGGTTTTAGTTGGCGTTACCGTTGGTGTCTTAGTTACGGTATTACTTGGAGTTACCGTTGGACTCGCAGTATTTGTTGGAGTCACTGATGGTGTGGCAGTTTTAGTAACACTTGGTGTTGGTGTTAAAGTATTTGTTGGTGTGTAAGTTGGTGTTACTGTAGGTGTTGATGTTATTGTCACACTAACTGAAGGTGTAACAGTTTTAGTCGGTGTTAAACTTGGCGATTGCGTAGGTGTTGGTGTTTGAGGTGTTGGAGTAACTGTTGGTGTAACTGTTGGTGTAGGAGTACCACAAAATGCCGATGGGTCACTAAGTGTTAATACCACCCCATATATCATTTCAGTTCTTGTAACACCTGTGTAAATGGCTGTAGTTCCTGTGGAACCTGTATAAATATCAAATGGACCAACGGCATTATTTGTTCCGTCAAATTTAACGACAACTGTTTGGTCACATCCTGTGATTGTATATTGATTGGTCACCGAATTCAAACATCCGTCCGCCTCATTAACCACAATAATATCATAAATTTCAGCCATTCTTAGAATTAATTTCTTAATAAATACAATGAGTTTGTGCTTTTGAGAATATTAATTCTATTTTTACCTTAAGTTATTTAAGGATTGTTTGGTGGGTCGAATCCAATTGTGAAAATACAATCGGTTGCAACTATCTGAATCGCAAATCCACAACCATATCTACATTCAATTATTTCAAATTTTTCACACCCATCAGCGTCAGTTATTGTTAACATAATTGCCGGCGCGTAATTAAAAATAGATGGTAAATAATAAAATTGTGTTGGTGGTACTGAAGTTCCTATTGTACCGATAAATGTTGTATTATTTCCATAAACATCTGAAACATATACATCGTAAGGTGATGACCCCGTTATCGAATCAATTTGTATTCTTGCCATTACGATTCACAATTAATATCATATTGAATTATCAAATCAATTACCACTTGTTGATTTGCAAGGTCTCCCTCTGTTTGAATTGTTATTACACTTGAATTTGTATCCACAGATACTGCAGAAACACCTGGTATTGTTAATAATAATGTTTCAACCGCGTCATACCAATTTTGGTCTGTTGGTATATCTAACAATGTTGTTCCTGTATAAAAAGATTGTTGATATGTGTTTCCACTTACAACAACTTCTGCAACATAAACCGCAGAACTTAATAAACAATTTGTATTTCCCAATGTTAAATCATTAAAACCTTCATTTAACATTTGTAATATTCCACGTTGTGTACCTGATGTGAAAGTAAAATCAGTTTCACACATTGTATAAATTTGATAGGTTGACTGAATGGCATTACAACTAATTGTTGTATTTCTTGTTTGAACACAATTATTACTATCGGTGATTGTTAAAGAGTATGTTCCACCCGTAAGACCTGAAACATAAATGTTTTGAGGATTACTTGGAATATTATCTGACCATAAGAATGTAAATGGTGGTTCTCCTGATGTAATCAAAGCGGTAATACTTCCCGTGTCACCTGTTCCACATGTTGTTGGATATAATGAGAAATTAACATTAGATGATATTGGGAGTGTTACAATACCTGTTTGAGTACATCCATTTGAGTCGGTAACTGTGTAGGTATAATTACCTGATGTTAACGAATTAAAGGTCACATATAATGACGATGAATTAATTGACGAACCATCACTTAATTGGAATAAGTAAGGTGCCGTTCCACCTGTTGATAATAATAACCCAATTGTACCATCATTATTACTACAAGTTCCACCAGTATATGATGTTGTTACACTATATAAATTTTCAGCAATTATTGAAACATCTTGAGAATATGAACAATTGCTACCATCTTGGATAAAAACTGTATAATCACCACTACTTAAATTGATAAATGTTTGAACTTCAGAATTTGATGTAATACTAACCGTACTTGAATCTGGTTTTACTAACGTATATGTATAAGGGACTGAACCCCCAACTAAAGAAACCAAAATTTGACCATTGGTACTACTACATGATGAGTTTACGGTATCAATTTCTACACTATAAAAAGAATTTGGCGTTTGGATTGTAGTGTCGAATTGGATTTTACAAAGTGCAGCATCTGTAACCAATACACTGAATAGTCCTGCAGACAAACCTGTGAACAAATAATCCTGAGCGTAAGTAACTACAAAAGTTCCGTTTGAACCTGAGTAAAAATATGGACCTGTTCCACCTGTTATTGTTAATAACAAGGCTCCGTCCGATGTAAAACAAGTTGGTGTCTGAGCACTCCAAGAACCTAATCCGACTGAAGGTACATAATCAACTGTAGCGGATTTTGTTTGTACACAACCATCACCTGAAGTTACAGTACAAGTATAAACACCTTGAGTCAAACCCGTAATTGATGTTCCTGTTGTTGAGTCACTCCACAAATATGTGAATGGTGAGTTACCTGTAACCCCTGTTACATAAACTTTACCTGTTGGGCTAGCACATTGTGTATCATTTACAATGTAGAATCCAAAGTCTAGTGTATTTGATGAATAAACAATACAGGTTTCTGTAGTTGCCGTACATCCACCATCACTAATTGCCGTTACTGAATAAGTTCCTGCAGATAATGAATCAAAAATCGCAATACCATTGTTAGTACTTTGAGTTGCAATTAAATTTCCATTGTTGTAGATGTAGTAAGTGATGTTCAAATTACTTGTATCTGCCGATACTGTCATACTACCGTTATCTAATCCACAAGTCGTATTTGTTATGTTAATAAAATCAACACCTAACGAATCATCAACTATCGCAGTTATATAAAATTCATTATTTACAGGTGCTGTAGCGTCGTTGGCTCTAATATAATAAACACCCGCAGGTAAATTATCTTTATAAGACCCAACACCTAATTCAGGGTCGTACCAATCAAAAGTATAAGGTGTTGTTCCACCTGATGCTGTGATTTGAATGGCACCCAATGATGATACACAAGTACCTGTTATGTTTAAGTTATAGGCGAAAGCGTTTCCATTACCAAAACCACTTAACGTTGGTGTTGGAGTTGGGTAATTACTTGGTGTTACTGTTTGTGTTGGTGTTAAAGTTGGTGTTGCAGTAACGGTTGGTGTTTGAGTCGGTGTGTAATTTGGTGTTCTTGTTGGAAATAAACTTGGCGTTATACTTGGTGATGGTGTAAGCTCACAAGGTGGTAAAAGGAAACCATTGTAGTTGATATATCCTGTACCACCATCTTCAATATAAACGTCAATACTTGAAGCATAAGAACCACTTGCTTGGCATCCACAAACACTAGAAAATTGACCAGCACCAATAAGTGAACTTAATAATGTTGTTCCATCATTACAATCATAATAATAAAATGTTTGATTGGAATCCGATTCGTTCCAAACCATCCACCTAATACAAGTACTACAAGCCATATCTCTAAATACTAAATTTTAATTTATTGGCAAGTAATGTCTATATTAACACCAACGTTTATTTGTATGGTAGTAACTTCAGTTGTACCAACACAAGTTAAATTATATACGGTTACAGTATTTCCATTCACATAGAAATAATATCCTTCGTTAATTAATTGTGATAAATTAAATAACAATGCGGCTTTCCATTGATTATTGGTTGGAACTTGTGAAGTCCCATAACCTTCAAAAAATTTACTTTGTATTACTTGAGAACCATTAATCTTAACATCAACATACCACTGTGAATACAGTGTATCTGTTAAACATTGCGACAATTGATATCCTTGTGTATTTAAGTAATTATATAAAACAGAATATAATACTTGTGAAAAAGAACTAACATCCGATACTTGATTTCCAATCCAAGGATATATTAAACATGAAGCACTTTCAGTGGTACAATCATAACTAAATAACTGACCTTGAGCGATACATGGGTCATTTGTAATAGGAACTAATTGACAACCACTTTGTCTTCTATAAACAAATTTTTGTCTTTGGAGTGGTGAGTTTTCTAATCTTGTACCAGTATTCCAAATTGTTGACGCGGCAATCATTTGTTGTGTCAGACGAATCCAATATGGACCCAATCCATCAACATACTCAATAAGTTTTTGATATGTGAAATTATCGTTAGGAATACCAACATTCTCATCTGACAACAAGTAATTGTAATAAATGTTTAATAAATCAGGATATCCACTGGTTTTACCATCTGACGAATACCATCTTGTTCTAGCATTTATTGTTTGTTGAACAAATGTTTGAGCAAACTCAAAAAATGTCTTCTTGTTTGGTTGTGGATTGATAAATGTCCAATCATAACTACCATAACTTGGATAAGTTGGTGTCATACCGCTATTTGGTATTGGGTAGTTGTAATCTTTTGACATTGACCATATGTTATACAGAATACCTTGACCAGGGTTTAAGAACAAATCAACATTCTTTGCATTTAACACCAAATTATCTGATGGTACAACATAATAAGCATTATATCCTGATTGGGTACTTACTCTTAATACAGGTGGTTGCCAACTTTTTTTATTGTCAGGAACTAACTTCAAATTGAATCCCAAATTCATGTATGGGAAATTTCTAAATCTGTTGAAATATTCTTGTCCATAACTAAATGGTTGTAAGGTTGTTTGAACGTTTGGACTATTACCTGTAAAAACAGATGAAGTTTGATTTACAACTTCAGGACTTCTGTGTTGTGGTGTCGATTCAAACCATCCAGCACCCTTTTCAAAGAAATAATTTTCAGTATTGGCAGGAGCTTGTGGATAACCAAACTCATCAACAGGATAACTATCTCTTGTTTCAGTAACTAAAAAAGTTTCCGTTGATGATGTGAATCCACTATATTGAGTTCCGTAAATTGAAAATGTAACACCTGAATTGTAAGATGTAGTATCTTCAACATATGTACCACCAGTAATTTGAGCGAATTGTGTGTTAAATTCTCTCATATTAATTCTTTGGTCCGCAACGTAAACATACTCATTAAACTCAACTAAGGCATCAGGAGCACCCACTAATCTTAAGGTAAACTCAATTGAGCGTCTTGTACCTTTTGACTTAAACAAATAAGCCGAATTAAGAATTAAGTTTCTATAGAATTGATAATTTAATTCTGATGGTGTTAACTCTCTTGAAAATCCTGCGTATTGTGTTACACCTGTAGCAGCGTAAACAGAATTTAAGAAATCCTCATTTGTTATTGGTGAAATGTTTGGTGACCAACCTAATGTTTCAGCCAAGTTCTTCAATAACATTGACGGAATATCATTACCCGGTGTGTAGTTGACCGAATTCATATACGCCAACGCGTCTATGAATATTTTTATTTGGTCAAAACTTCTACCGTAAATTTGTAATACTTTAGCAACTTTGTGGTCAGGTGTATCAAACTCCAATAAAGAATCTGTAACCATAAACCTGGTTATTAAGTTTGTCTTATACGCATCAAAATCAACACCAATTATGTTTAACTTTTCAAGATAAGTCGTAAATAAAGGTGTTCTAATATCTAAGTTCCATAAACCATCTTTTGGCCAAGTAACTGTGGCATTTTGTAATTCAACAGCACCTCCATCAGTTTGAATAGGTACATTAAATGTTGCCGTATATGGTGGTTGTGCTAATCTATTTAGTAAGAATTTTTCAACCTCATCAAAATTCTCAGAAAAGGCTTTTTCAACATAGTAATCATTTGGTCTAATAACTAATGATTTAACAGTCGTACTTGCACCACTAAATGGGTCACCAATAACCACCAATTTTATTACACCACTATATAAACTATTTGATGGTGTTAAATCAATAACTTGATAAGGAATATCATCAACAACTAACGAATAATTTCTATATGTGTTTGTTAAATCTCTTAATGGAGAAAATTCTTGTTCTCTATTTTGTAAATTAATTTTTGAATTAGTAGAATAATCTAATGAGAATGGATTCTTTATTCTACTAACATTAATTGTTAATTCCGTTTCATTTGAAACAGAACTATATGTAATTCCAGTTGCTGTATCACCTGATGTAAAATCATAATAGTAATCATCAACTTCAATACCTGCGGGAAAGAAATTAATTATTCTTTGAACCGATACCTCAAATCTTTTTTGTAATGAACCAAATATTGTAAAATTTGTAACATTTGATAAATCAAAATTTGGGTAAACCCTATATTCTTTTGCAATTAATTCTCTTGACTGATTAACAGATTCAAGATTCAAATCTTCTAATGAAACAGGTAATTGGAAAACACCAATGTTAAAATTTCTATTGTTCTTTTCAGATATACCATAACTCCATTCAAAGTTACCTTGTGTAAGTCCACCACCTTGCACAGTCTGATTACCCACCAAATTATCAAATGGTGTTTGTGCTCCTGACGCGCCAATTGGGATGTACTTCTTAGCCATTATTGTCCTGTGATATTAGTGTAACTCTTACTGAAATCAATGTTTGTATTTCTATTCTCTTTAACTTCATAAAGAAGATTGTTAAAGTCATCTTTAATTTCGTAAAGGTTAAATTGTGAGTAAATGTTATTTTGGGTGTCGTAAATTGTGTAGATACCATCTTCCATAGATTTGGTTTGGTTACCATAAAGTGCAATACCCAACGTATCAATATCATATTGTGATACTTGTACTTCTAAAGTCAAAGGATTAAAATATGTGTTTGATAAAATAATACTTTGTGCAGGTTGACCAATAAATGGTGTTGCGTTTGGTTTGTTTGTTGGTGATGAACTTGGAGATAGTGTACAGAAAACCAAATTAGTTTGTCCTTCAGTGTATCTATATCTTACCGCCTTTTGTTGTGTATTTGTTAAATTTTGAATAACAGGTTCACAATAAAAATTTGACGTTACAATTCTAAAGAAATTTGGTATTTTACTACCGTCAGCATTTAGATATTCAACTCTATATCCAACAAGTCCTTGAGCAATAAATTTATTTGCAAATTGACTTGGTACGTTTGATAAATCAATTACAATACCTTTTACGTTTGGAAGTGCCGATAAAACACCACAATCTGTAATTGATGTTCTAATTTCTGCAGGTCTAATATACAATGTGTATATACCAAGTTGAGTAAATGTTTCGGCTGGTAATCTTAAGTTATATAATCCACCAAGTATTTCATTTGTATTACCACCTGTGGCGGCATTATTGAAATATGGTCTTAAAATAGATGTAGCATCCAATTGTGTTAACACAAAGTCATTTGTCACATCTCTCGATGGAGTGTAGTTCATGATGATTTGCACATCTTCGGGTGATACATCAGCCGGTCTTATGGTTCCGTATGTTCCTGTTGCCATTTTAGTCTATTTAATTCTTATTGGTTTTACTAATAAATACCATTTTTATTTTTTTATGTAACATTAAAGAATCGATACCCATAATTTATTAAGTCCCCAAGGTTGTCTACCTCACCTATTCTTTGGACTCTTTCATAGGCTGAGTTTTTTCCTCGTTCAATGAATACATTTGATTGTACTTCTGCTTGAGAAATTATTCCTAAAAGTAATTCATCTTTTACTAATGGGTCCTGAACCATCCAATCTTCAGTTAATCCTGATGATTGAATGAAGTAAATTGTATCCCCGTTGGCATAATCATAATAGTCAACATTTTGAATTGTGTAAGCAGTATACACCAAATTCATTTCAGTTATTATACCATAATCTTCACCATTTTTTTGTACAGGAACCAATAACGGGTATTTAACCGCACCGTATTGTGCCAAGTCACTGATTCTTGATGTTGTATATCCACTAACCACAAATGGTACTGTAACATACGCCGATGATACTTGGTCATCAACTAAATTAACGGAATCACCTGTGAATATGTAATCATACGATATTGGTGTTGCAGACCATGAACCTGTATTTGGTGTAAAGTATGCAGTTCCTTGTGGATTAAAATTTGGTACATTAACATATGGTGTTTGAATTTTTTTCTGTACATTTGTATTACCCCAAGGATTAAATTGTGATAAAGTAATTGTATATTCTTTTGGAATGGCAGCATAAACGTGTGAAATAGAATTAGGTGTATAAGATGTAATTGGTTCAATAGGTGAACCATCCCCCCAATCTATTGTGTATTGTGATAACTCCAAATATGAATTAAATTCAATATCAGCAGTATTATACACATTCCACAAATAAGGGTTTGTTGTTGTAGATGAAAAAATAAAATTGGTTACAACATTTTGTTGTGAGATTGCACCATCAAATGTAGAATAGTATCCCAAGTCCACGGTGTTCTGAACCAATAGAATTGGAACGGTAAGTCCTGTAAGTAGTGATGTATAATTTGTATTACCCGTTAAAGTTTGGGTCATTGATGAATACACTCCATAAGTTTCACCTGAATAAGTAACATCATGAATGATTGTCTTTAATACCTCAGGAGACACCCTGATTCTCATTACTTGTGTTTCCATTATGGGTTTACGTATTCATACCATTTTATGGGGTTTGTTACACCACCGACTCTATTTCCATTTGGGTAATTAAACACTTTGAAAGTTTGTGTTATATAATCCAAATCAACTTTATAATAAAAATATTCCTCAGGTGGGAAACTTGTTCCGCCACCCAAATCACTTTGCTTAACTCTCATCATTTTAATAAACTGACCAGTGTTTGCATCAAAGAACTTGGCCGTCATATAAAATGTGTTTATATTTAAGAAATCCCTTTTCTTTAACCAATAAATAAAAAACCCTTCTTTGTCACCAATATAATCCAAACTATATTTTGGTTTTTTAATTGTAACGGTTGTTGTGTTATTTAACACGGCTGGTGTAACAAATCCTTGTTGGACGGGAAGTATAGTTGTAATATACGCTTTTTGTGTTCTTGTTGTTGGACTATCATAATAATCAATCTTCCAAAAAGATTTTGTAAAAGGTGGTTCAAAATAATAAACTTGATTGTCCGTAAACTTCGCCAAATATGAATTAATCCAAGAAGGTGATGTCGCATCCCCCTGATTAAAATAAAATTCATAATTTAATGATGTCTTTGTATTGTCATAAACCGCATGGTCAAATCGTGTAACCTCAAAGTCATCACCTTTGTTTAGAATCTTTTCAATGATGGAAGTTTCGTATTCTTCAATTGCTTCTTGGTTTCCACCAAAATCCCAAATCTGTTCCAATGGTAGAACAATGTCTTTTTCTCGGTTGTTAAAGACAACTCTTATTTTATTCGCATCCATCTATCAACGGTTGTTCTACAATCTGATACAAGTCAGTTATGTCAAATGACGCACCTTCAGGATAAAGTCTAAAAGGTATATTTGTAAATGGATAGTGTGATTCATTTAAGAAAGGATAGTCAACCCCCCTTCCTAAACTATCAATATATCCATATGAGTATATATCTCTCCATATCCATTGTTGCAAGTTATTTGAGAAATAAGCATAATTCGGTACCCCCTCAACAAAGGTTGAACCAGCACTTTCAGTATAATCTGAAAATACCTTTAGTGTGATTGGGTAATGAGTTTGATAATAATATCCGTTAGGGTTTGAGTTGTTTACAGGTGATGTGTTAAATGCTTTTCCATAATACGTCATCTTATTCATATAAGGAGAAATGACTCTCTCAACCTGTTCAATGTCGTTCCATTCACACCAATCACCATACATTGTGTCACCACTATTTCTTGGTAAATTAACTGTGAAATCATATGTAACATTGATACCTAAACCAACATTTTGTGTCTTTGAGTATCCCGATGTTTGAACGTTCTCCAATGAATTATTATTTGTTTGACTCCACCAAGGATTTGTTTGACCCGGTAACATGTTGAATTTCCAACCACGTCTTAATTGGTTAAACCATCCCATATATCCATTGAATTGAAATGACGCAAAAATTTGTGTTACAGGTTTCTTGTTGTTATCCAATTGGTTATTGATTAGTAAATCACGAGCCATGGTAACGTTATATGTCTTTGAACTTTGGAAGTTTGTAACCCTACCAATTTTATTTGGTGTTAATGACGAAAACTGATAAAAACCTAAATCTTGGAATGGATTTAATTCAAATCCATTATTGGTAATGATTGAATCGTGGGGGTCTGTAATAACCTTGTGGATTCTTACATAATATCTTGATTTGGTTTCACCTGAATTATTAATATCTATTATTCGTTTGAACACACCTTGACTACCAGTATTAAACGTTGAACCTGTATAACCAACGTTTGATAGATTAAAGATGTTTGCATCTGAACCAAGGGCTCCATTACCTAAACTATAAACTTGAAATAGATTAGTTGTATCATAACTAAATGAAAATTCAACCCATTCACCAACAGTTAAACCATGTGATACAGGACAAGTACATTGAATCACAGGAAAACCATTATCGGAACCTTGTGTAATTGAAAATGGTATTCCATCTCCTGATAACCAAGGATTCAAACTTGTTCCGTTTGTGAAATAATATTGCATCGGGACCGTATAGTCATTTTCATATGGATATGACATAACAATACTCCAATTGTATGTTGATGCACTTTTGGCTTCAAATGGAAGTTGTTTGTTATCAACATCAGTTCTAATAAATTCAAATTCCTGATAAGTTGGTAACCCACTCCAAATACCATTAGTTAAAGATTTTTCAGGGTTAATATAATAAAGATTATCTCTAAAAATATTATAATAAGTAAAACCAATTAAGTTGTTTTCATATATGTATGAAATCTTAATTGTTGGTCTAAATGATATTGATTTTTGTCTTTCACCATCAAAAACATTGACAAGATTTAACGACACTGTTCTATCATAATCGATAACCTCAGACTGTGTTTGCAATAGTTCTGTTTGCAAAACAATATCTGTGTTTGGCGCTGACTTATACCTTAAGTCCGGCTTAACAACCACAAAACTACTCTCACTCATTTGGTTCTGTTCCTAAATATTGTTGTACGTATTTATCCATTGCGGTTTTTCCTCTTTTTAATCCAAAGTAAAAATACCATGGAGCACTTGTTAGTGTGCGTTCATTTGTTGGTGTTGTTGGTACTTTATTATAAGTACCATCAAGATTCCTTTGGTAGATATACCCATAAGCATTTTGTATCAAGTTATTATTACCTTGGAAAAAGGGTTGTAGCCTTCTATCAAATTCTTGGTATTTTTTACTGTCGACAATTGGGTTTCCACCATATGTATACCATTCATTGTCTTGACTACCAAAAATAGTTGGTTCTCCTCTTAACCACGCATTATTGTTCCACTTATAAAAAGGAACTTCTTGCGATTTGGTTCCCAAGTAATCCGCAACTAACGTAGTACCTGTAAATGTTCTATCAATTCTTCTTGGTGATATTAAATCTCTATTTTCACTATAACCACTATAAAAAACACCAAACACGGGACCACCATTCTTATCACCACCAACATAAATTGGGTTGTCTCCAACAACATTTGGGTCATCAGGATAATTTTCCGCAGTAAATGGTACAATACCGTATTGTGAATTAATTTGTAACATTTGAGCAAAATCACCATCAACTCTATCTTCACGTCTACTGAATAATGCTCCAACACCACCAACACCTAAAATTGCACCTGTGAGACTTTGTAAGAAACTCTGATTAACTAATCTTGACACAACAAAAAGTTGTAACAAATTAGAATCATCACTCCAAGAAGTTGAATTGAATTTATTCATTTGGTATCCAAAATAATTAGGGTCTTTATTTACCTCACTCTGCCAAAAATATTTAGGACCCATGTCCAATAATGTTGTTGGGAACAAAATGTTTTTAGTATTAACTGGTTGTGAGAAAGATGTTGACGCTCTTCCACCAACAAAATTAGTTCCGTTATATGGGCTTGAGCGATAGTAAAAATTATTTGATGTTGGTTCAAACATTAAAAGGTCACCACAAAACAAATAATTAACTTCTCTGTTACCTGTGATTAAATTTCTCGACACTCTTCTATTAAATGGTCTGTTGTTTGAATCAAAAAATACTTTGGATGTAAATGGGAACGCAAATAATGAACCATTAACCCAAGAGTTTACAAAGGTATGTGATAACACACCTCTACAAATTGCAAAATTCATTCTAAATCTTTGTAACCACTGGTATAAAGACGCCCAATCACTTGCTAATGTTAATATAGGTGTGTTTACCAAAACATAACAACCATTTTTTACTATTTCACCGCCAGAATTATTATTACATGCATTAGTACTTGGTAAAACAATAAACTCACCATTTTGATTTGTATAACATGATAAATCAACCATACCAGCACATGAGAAAGAATCAATTACCTTGTTAATTGTTCCACCTGTAGTCACATCAGGATTATCTGTTGGATTAACTCCACCGGCGCCTGAAGCACTTCCCGTGATTGCCGAATTTCCATTATCAGTTACTGTAACATATGTTAAATTATCTGAAGCTTGACCCGCATAATTATTATTTTCATTTATTTCAGGTTGTGTACCAGTTGGCAATCTATCACTTCTCATTACCAATCTTTGACTGTACATTGTCAAATTTTTTGCGGGATATTTTGGTGCAAAATAAATAGCCGGTAACATACCATTATTATTATCACCATTAAAAGGTGTAACCGTTGCGTATGGATTATAATAAACATATGAACCACCTTCGATATATTCACTTCCTTTATATCCAACCCCATTTGGTGTAAATTGTTTTGCTAATAATTCACCTGAACCACCAACATTAACCATTGAAATAGTTAATAATGTATTATTATTCGATGTTGGTTTGAATACATTAATTTGTTTTTGGTCTAATGATGAATAATATTGTTGTAAGTTTGTAGTATATGCCGAGTATTGGGTTCCTGCAGTAAATGTATACGATGGATAATACAAATAACCCGAATTGTTTTGAATATTGTCTGTAAATTCATCGTGTCTAACATTTTTCAACCCAGGTTGTACCGGAATATTCAAATAAAAATCACCAGTAATTACTTGATTACCCCATCCATTGTTACCAAAAATTCTTGATAAGTCGTATTTAATTTTCTTTCTACCACTGTTAGGGTCAACACCTCTAACTAAAAATATCATACCTAAATTTCCACCAGCCCAATTTTCTAAATAATTACCATAACTATTTGTATCAATATCAACACCTTGATTTTTGAAGAAAGTTATTTGTTGTGAAATTTGATTATATAAACTACTTGATAATGTGTTAGAATTATTTGTAACAAACTCGTCATACGTTGTTCCTGTAATTACTTGGAAGTACTCAATATCACTTGAAAACTTGTAATTAGTGGTTTGAGCACTTGATGCACCACTCAATACATAATTTACAGTTTTTAATGTCTGTGTTGTTGGGTCAGCATAATTAACTTGAATTGTTTGACCTTGTTTGGTTGTTCCTGTAATACCTGTAGTATCACCTGTTGATACCGCCTTAGGGTTAGGGTCATTTGAAAGTTGTGATTGTTGGAAACTTAATAATTGACCTGAGGTTAAATTTGATGAAATACCTGGGTCAACAAATAATACCATAACATTATCATAGTGAAATAAATTAGGGTTTGTTCCATTTAATGTTGGTTCGACAACAACTTTTATTCTATTTGAACCTGGATAAACATCTGAATCAAAATATTTTGATTTTAAGTTAAACTTATTTACAGTTTCCCAAATTGGTAAATTATTAATAAAACTATATCCACTATTTGTTGGTTGATAAACAGGTGTCTTTAATGTTGCATTGTTAAAACCAGTACCAGCCAATGTGATTTGAAATGTTTCATCACCCGTTATCCAATTTGTTGACGTAAAAAAATCGGCGTTTGGCGAAACAACATTAGACGATGACTCTTGTTCAACATCTTGTGTTGTTGGGTTGTTTCCAGTCTCTTCACTACCACCACAATCACACAACTGACACTCGGGGTAACTGATACTTGGTAGTGTTATTTTTTTGAATGGTTCACCAATAGTGTCAAAAATATCACCAAATGATGGTGGTTGTTGACAATCAAGACTAATTCCAGGAATCGCATCAACAACCTTACAAATTCCGTAAATAATCCAAGCAATAACACCATAAACAAACGTGAATAAAAGTCTAAAAAGTGGCCAAATAAAAGCCAAAACGTGTAAAACGGGGACAAGTACCAATAATATATAATAGTTTATTGGTAATAATATGTTTAATAAAAACACAAAAAAGTCAAAACTTTGAACACCGTCAGTTGCTGGGTATTTATTGTTTTCACTAGCACATGATGAATCAGTAATTTCTTTTATACCAATAAATTTAGACCTATTAAATCCTTTTTTATATTGGTCATAATGTTGTGATACGGTATAAACTTTATTATAGTCCATTTCATAAAACGTATCTTTACATGCAATCGCATCGGCTTGATTTGTATATCCACTCCAATCAGTTCCAAAATAATACGAACCTAAGAATTTTTTATAATTAATATCATCAGTATCTATAATATATGCCGGGTCATTATCAGCATTCACCCAACCATATTCTTTAATATTTGGTACTAAAAAATAACCTCGTCTTACTTCCTCAGTTTCAAAACTTGTTGGTTGCGTGTATTTTACTTTGAATCTATATTTTCCTTTTGTTGGAATACCTACTGTTGGGTCTTGACTGAATACTTGTTCACCAAATTCATTTGTAACAACATAATTCAAATTCATAGGGACATCCAAAACCCAAGTACCATCACCATCAATAACTTTACCACCTTGTGGTAATGTACCTTGTTCCAATATTGGTCTTCCTTGAGTATCTTGGAATATTGTTTGTCTAACACTAATAATTTCACCAGGTCCCACAGATAAATTACAAAGATTACCCATATCTCTTGGTGGTTTACAATTCTTTTCAACCGCCTCATCATCAATACCTGTCACCAAAGAACCCATGAATATTGCACTTGGTTGGATATTGATACCTACACTTCTTAAATCAAAATCATTTCTTGCAATGTTAATTTGACAAATTTCAGGTTGTCCCCAAAATGGATTAACATCCACACTTTGATTGATATTAACAATTTGTGGTAATGAATATAGGTTTGTTGATGACTTAAAATTGACTCCATCTAATTGGTCGGCACTTGCCCTACCCATACGGATTAAATCTTGTGGTGATTGTGAAAAAGGACCGATGTCTGATAAATCACAATCCATTACTAAAGTATGAGTTCCGACAGGAACCCCCATAATCATATAGTCACCACTTCCGTTTGTTTTTACAGTGAATTTATAATATTTGTCATATACTTCAATAACGGCTGGGTTTGTTAATACATCATTTCTTGTTGGAAAAGTTCCTGTTGGTATGTGACCGGTATATTGTTGTTCGTAAGGTAATAAATTATATCTATAACCATCTTCATTAACATCGGTTAATGATGTATAAGGATATAATGTTGAAATAATCTCATTGTTGGCATCATCTTCTGTTAATGGAACAAATACCGAAACCTTAACATTTGGAACCCCGTAACCTCCATTGGCAACCACACGACCAACTACAATACCATAATCGGCACACATTCTTGTGTAAACGTCTTCCGACCTTACTTTTAACGAAAGTATTTCAAGTTGTTCAAAATCTTGGTCTAATTGAATATTAATTTCTCTGTCGACCCCGACCTGTGTTTTTATTCTAATTGTTTCAGGCATCCTGTTCTTTTATTGATAAATAGTTTATGCACTATTTTCTAAATAATAAGAAGGGATATTATAAAATAAATCATCAACTAAATGTAGTTGTCTGATAATTCTTAACTCTAACCACAATGTCTTTAGATGGGAACCTTATTTGGTAGATTTGATTTGGTTCAGCAAATATTGTGTTATCCGTTAATGATATTTTCTTTGTCGCATCATCTGAATATGGCATCGATGTTTGTGCAGAACTATATTGTCCCCCAACCTTTCCATAAATTGAAAGGTCCGTCAAACTGATAACACCATTTTCTGCTTGGATAATTCTACTTAATTCTGAAAGAACAATATTCTCACCTAATCCTCTTACAGCAGGACTAAAGAATGTCGTAACTCTATCAATAACATTTGAAATAACAACACCTGAGTTTTGTGCCGAATCTAATACGATAGATACTTCAACACCCAAGTCAATAACCTGAGCACTACCAATGGTTACATAATCATTAATCATTCGATAGTTTGATAAATATTCCGCCAAGTTTTGTTTCAATGTTTGTGAAACATCTGATGTTAAATTACCACTCGCATCATACGATAAAACCTGAACATTAATCTTATTATTATTTTCAGTAATTGATACTTTAGCAGGAGCTCCAAACTCACCAGGCATGTTTCTTATAATCGCTTCGTAATCATGAATCGTTACCGCTCTGTTTTGAGCTGCGAAATTAAATGTTACATAATTTCTAACTTCTTCAGTTGATGGATAACCTGCACCACCGATTGCTGCAGTTACGTTATTACAAGTCAGTGAATTAATAACTTGGTTGTTGATTATATCAGATGGACCGACAACTGAAAAATCAACCGCCCCAATTTGTGTAATTGTATTCACACCCAAGTTTGTTGCCAAACCACCACCAATTCTATACTGAATGAACATTGTGGTATTTGCTTGTGGTGTATTACCCAAAGACATTGAGTTGTTTTGATATCTTTGAATTTTCAAAGGAACATCCAAAGTTGTGAATTGTCTTAATTGGTCTTCAGCAGTATTGGTTCCTCCACCAAAAGTAATTTTCATAAAACCTTCAGGTGTGTATTCTGTAATAAATCTGTCTTGTGTTTGAATATAAGTCCCAACTTTAATTGCTGGGTCATCAGATGGTTTTGATGGGTCAGCAATAAACACTCTATCTTCAGCCAAGGCTTGTACTTCATACCATCTTCCATTTGGACTTAAAAATTCTTGAGATGTTGGTACGTTTGAATATGCGGTACCTTCTCTCTGAATAATCGATGTAATACCCAACACGTTTTTTTCAGGTAAGAAAAATTCAAAGAAAGGTCTCACGTCATTTGGTGTAATAACTCTTTTGAATACCTTTGTAATACCATTAACCACAGTTTCTCTTTTTGTGATTGTGTAATTAATAAGGTTATTGTTGGCATCAAAATTTGGTATTTTTAATCTATTTGGAAAACCATCTTGGTTAAATGGTGATGCAAAGTTTACATCATATATTGTTTCAAATACTTGTCCCGCTCCGTTAACCTGACTACCACGTCTTAAGATACCCAAGTATCTTTCATCTTCTTTATCACCAAACGCTGGTACTGTAATTGAAAAATCAACCAAGGCAACAGATGGTCTTTGACCAGGAATTTTTAATCCATAAGTTCTTGCGATATTATAAATTGATGAACGTTGTTGTGCATATTGAAGAACAGTTTCTTGAATACTTCTATCAATATGATAATGTAAGTTATCAGCAACGGCTGCGTTCAAATCCAAAAACACAGAAAAAACCGAAGCGTCGTTGAAGTTGTCAATTAATTCTGGATAATACGTTCTCGTATAATTGATAAGTTCCTGACGAATTGCTTGGAAATCTCTTACCGTGTATGAAATTTTTCTTTGAGCCATTTATGTTAAATATTGATAATAACAAAATCTTTTGAATTGAAAACATCATTACTGATAGAATAGTCAATTCTTACTTTTGCGGTATATTCAGATACGTTCTGATTTGGTAGGGTTAATTCGGGATTCACAACATTTCCTGCCGTGGTTACAGTCTCACCAGCAGCTTCAGTTGTTGGTGCAGTAATTGAAATATTTGTTAATTGTAATTGTGGCATGAACCTTTCGACTGAATCTCTAATCTCAGATTCAATATTTCTAAATGTAGGTCCGTCCAATGGTTCAAAGATATATTCATACAATCTTGTACCAAAATCAGGTAAAAAATATCTTGACCCTTTTCTTGTTAATAATAAATGAATTAAATTACTTCTGATTTCCTCAGCAGCATAATCCGTTAAGTCCAAATACTTTCCGTTGAAAGAATCAACAAAGGGGAAACTTAAACCATATGTTTTACCATTAGCCATTGTCTATAAATATAGTTGTGTTTCCTTTTTTGTAAGCAGGAAAAAAAGGGCAGTGACGGCATTGATTTCCGCAACAGTGTCCTCGATTTAAATGAAATTCTTTTGTAAAAACATATTTTCCATTTTCAATATAAAAATAAGAAGGGGAAAGTTGTTCACTCCCCCCCTCATTAGATGTTTTTATATCTTCTTTATTTAATTTCACAAGCTCCACCAGCACATGCCAACTCACCACTCAAATCTGTGTTGTCTTGTAATTCAACAACTTTTGATAAGTCAATTGTGTGTAGTTTAGAGAATAATCTTTCGTATTCTTCTTTTGTACAATCTTCAAATGGTGCTTGAATGTAACTTCCACCATCATAAGGTAATACAGATAAACCATTGTAGAAGTCACGGTTTTCCCACATCCACTCACCCGCCAATTCCCAATCTTCGTTTTTCAAACTGATTGTTGCTGATACGTTGTGTGTGTTTGAACCAGTTCTGTGACCAGGTCTTACCCACTCTTGTGTAATTTTTTTAACACGGTCCAACAATTGGAATGGAGATTCTGTTCTCAAAATTGCTCCTTCAGGAGATTTTTGTGGAACTGAAATAACTGCCGTATCGTGTGGACGGAAAAATTCATCTTCGACCAACTCAGGGTGATACACTGCCAAGTATTGGTAGATTGCTTCGTTCTTACCAACACGAACTCTACGGATGTAGTAATCGTTGTGCCATGCGTGGATACCTGAAGATGTTCCTAATGTCAGAGATGTTGTCCCTGCGGGTTTTACGGTAGTTGTACGAGCCGATTTGTTAATACCAATCAACTCAGCAACTCTTGCGTTTTCTTCTTTAACAAGTTTCGCAGCTTCTTTCATGTTATAACCTAACACAACACCAGAACCGATACCTGTCATTGATACACCAATCAATGCTTCTTTTTCAGTTGTACGTTTCCAAATATCTCTTAAATAATGGAAATCAGTATACCCTGCTTGAAGTGTTCCGATAAAAGCCGCCGCTTTAACACGGTTGTTTAAATCCTCTTGTGATTCAATGTCAGAAACATTTACCTCACACAAGTTACAGAATTGATTTGGTCTTAATGCGATTTCACAACATGGGTTTGTTCCCCAATCTTTATCGTTTGTGAAGTAGATACCAGGTTCACCCGCCCCTGATGCTTCAACTCTTTTCCACAAATCCATAAAGAAATCTCTTGTAATTTTGTGTCTAACCAAAGTTGCTGAGTTGTTAGCTCTACCTCTTTGTGGGTTTGCCTCCCACCAAGCACCTGACTTACAAGCAATCATATCGTTGTCATCCGCTGAAAACAATGATATCAAAGCCGCTCTACGAATACCACCTGCAAGAACTGCGTCTGCGATGTGACATATCATGTCGTGTACTTCAATTGGTGATAATCTTTCACCATCTTCTTTAGAATCCAACATACCTTTCAATTTGTGGATACAATCTTTCAATGGTTGAGGACCTGGTGCTTTGCCACCTGATGTTACAAGTTGAGCTCCTTTTGGTCTAACATCTGAAAAATCAAATTCAGGTGTTGACAAGTTCTCACCAAAGTAAGATTTCATTAATACTTTAATTGCGTCAGCCCAACCTTCAATAGAATCACCAACCAAGAATCTTCTTGTTCTATTTGGGTTTGGTTTTCTAATTTCAGGAAGTTTTTCTACGTGATGTTTTTGAACTGAGTATCCAACACCAGTTCCACCCAACAACAAGAACATTGTTTCTGAGAATGCGTCCAAGTGGTCAATAGGAAGGTAAGCACAGTTGTAGATTCTGTTTGGAGAAATCTCAATTGGTTTACCACCAAATTGCATTGACCTCATTGAAGGT